GCTGCACCCGCTTGCGGGCTGCCCAGCGGATGTCCTCAAACTCGTCCGCGTCGGGATCCCACACAAGGTTGTCGATGGAATCAAAGAACGAACCGGCAAACTTCACCGTGGCCCCGAGCGGCTGGTACAGCTCATGCCACCACACACCCGCGCCTTTGATGAACGCCTCGTCTACCACCTTGCGGGTGTGTCGCTTCAGGTCCAACTCATTGGGCGTGTAGTTCAGGTAGTCCTGGAGCAACTGAGCGATGAGCTTGCGGCGCTCATACATGAAGCCCTGCTGCTGGACGGCCTGCTCATAGGCCATCATCATCGGGTCCGGCATCATCACCGGCTGGCCGTCCGGCCCCATGACAGGTTGCCCATCGGGGCCCATCTGCGGGACCGGGGGCTGCGGCTGTATGCCCAGGAGCGCCGGCCCGATCACAGGATACTCCTTGGGCGTCACCGTCCGCTGCGGGTTGCGGTGGTGGATGACTGACCCAAAGAGCGTTACAGCCTCAAAAACACGGTTCACCACCATGCGAAACGGCGGCGGATCGATGCCCTTGTTGTAGCCACGCTCCCCACGCGCATGCTCGTTGGCCCACATGGCGTTGGGGTCCGACGAGTAGAAGCCCATGGCCTCCTTGGCGTCATCGGAGAAGACCTTCTTGTGCTTCTCGGCTTGCCGGATGCACTCCAGCCAGCGCTTGGCTATGGGGCGCAGAGGGTTTTCTTCGGACATGGCGGCTCCTACTGACTAATGCCCTTATTTGGCCTTCTTGGGCTCCAGGACAGCCAGCTTCTTTTCCAGGAGCGAAACCCGCTCGGAAAGCAGGGCAATCTTCGGATCCTTGGGCCGGTGGTCCCAGAAGCCGTACCGCTTCCACTCGGGGAACTCTTGGACCCCCTCATCGGTGACGTGGTGGACCGAGGGCTTCACCACCACCCCCAGCTCGCCGGCCATGGCAAACAGGGTCAGCGTGCGGGCCGACGCCTTGCAGACGATGGCCGGGACGGCCGGGGCACCCTCATGTGGCATGAACAAGACAATCTCGCCAACTTCCGCCTTCGGCATCTCATAACTCATCGCTTAATACTCCCATTGGGGGCTAGGAAAATGCACGGGTCTTCGGACTTCCGCTGTCTCTTCAAACGGTCGGCTCGCCACTTCACCCACCACGGCTCGGGGCCGACCTGCGACGGCGGCTTGTGGTAGCGGGGCTCATAGGCGCAGAGGTATTCGGCGGTCTGACAGGCGTGGACCTCGCCGCGTGTCTGCGGCTCGTCGGTCACGTAGACCTGCCCATTGACCGTGGTGGTCTTCTTGCGGTAGCGCTTCAACTCGCGGACGAGGTTTGGGCAGCCGCCCTCCAGTATCCGAAAGCGCGTGGTGCCGTCACCGCGGATGTGCATCATCTGCCGCACCATGGCCGTGCGGGCCGGGATGTCGTCCGACCCAGGCAGGAACTGATGGCCCGTGAGGGCGAAGCGGTAGTTGCGCTTCTTCAGTTCCTCGGAGTACAGCTCATGGGGCAATCGACCCGACCCAAGGTCACGCAGGGCTCCGCCGTGCATGTCCATGATGGCGGCGTAGATGTACTGGTGCTGGGCCTTGGAAAAGAACTGCTCGCCCCAGATGAGTGCGTTGCAGTTGCGGATGTACAGCTCGTCATAGAAGAGAATGAACTTCTCGTCCGGCGGGACCGCGGCAAACAACGTGGCCATCACCGCATGTCCGGGGTCAATCGCCACGTACCGCGTCCACTCAGGCGGGATCTGGCCGTCCGGCAAGTCCGACCTGTTCATCATGTGGACCGACGCATTGAACGTCGGATACATGAGCGTGGAGCCGGTGGTGAACTCTCCCTCGGCCCGCATCTTCAGTTCGTCCTGGCCGAGCGCCGCCCACCGCTCTAGGTTCTTCTTCTTCTCCTCTTGGTCGATGTGGTCGTTGTCCAGGAAGCGGAGAACGAACTTCTTAATGATGGGGGTTTCGACGCCATCTTCTTCAGCCTTGTCGGCCCGCTCGCACAGACCAAGAAGCGCATCATTCTTGGACCACGGCATGGCCGACCAGACAAAGCGCCCCTTGCGATCCGAGAGGCGGGCCTGCATTTCGCCCACCCACCGCTCGTTGTTTATGTCCTCATCGATATGGACAAGGTCAGCCTGGAAGCCCTGCGGAGGCTCGCCCTCAGAGGAGAAGCAGTAGATCGTCCAGCCGTTGGTCAACTCAGCCTTGTTGAGGTAGCCGGCGTTCTTCTGCGTCCACGCCATGTCTTTGATCATCCGAGGAGGGATCAGCGGAGGGGCTGGCTTGGACTCACTCTTGCGGGCCGCGTCCTTGGATGGGTTGAAGGCCCGCCATGCGCCAGTCACCTCATCACGGATGATGCGGAACGCCCCGGCCTTAAACAGCATCGGATACACCACCATCCCGATGTGCTGCCAGTTCTTGCCGATGATTACTAAGTTGCCGTTTTCTCTTGGGTACTTGCCATGAGGATCCTGCCCCGTGGCCGCGCGGGCATCCTCAATGAACGTGCAGGCGCTCTTGCCGCTGCGGTTGCCTCCGATCACCAGCCGCTCACTTGCCATGCACCCGTGGAAATCCTCTTGCTTTGGCATGGGAACCCATAATCGCAGGGCCTCCAGACGGCGCTCTGTGAGCGCGGCCTGGACATCCTTCATCTGCGTCAGGGCGTGCTGCGTCAGCCCGCCTATTGGGCCTTCAGCCTTCGGCGGAGGCGGAATCTTCGGATGCTTTCGCACGCTCGTTCATCTGCTGGATGGTGGGCGAAGACCATTCGCCACAGTGGTCAGTCGGGGACACGGTTGGGAAGTTCACCACCGGGGGCATCCGGTGGCAGCGGAGCCACTCCGGCATCGATGTGGTGATCGACCAACGGCAGGTTCGGCACAGTCTTTCCATCAATCACCTCAACCTTCTGTATGTTCATGGCGGCCTCCAAGACCTGTCGTCTCAGCTCGGCCTCCAGTTCCTCTTCGCTCATCAACTCCAGCGGCTTCTTGGCCCCGCCCATGGCCGTGTTGCCAACCACCAGTCGCATCACGGAGTCCAGCATCTTGGTGCGGAATGCTCCACCGGCAGGTGAGTCGTAAAGTTGCTTCATAAACATATTGGCGTAGCCGCGCACGCCACCGAAGTACTCCATGAGGATCTCAAGGAGTTCGGACGAGTGCGGGATGTTCGCCCCGCCCAGGCGGGAGGCTTTGATGAAGGAGTCGACGGCCGCCTTCTCCATCCGCCCCAGCCGCTTGTCCCGCACCTGCTTGCGCTCGCCCTTGAGCTTCTTGTTGCGGCAGTCCCGGCAACGAGCGTGCAGTCCATCCTTGGACTTGTGGAAATGCTCGGTGGTTGCGGGATACGAATGCCCGCAGTCTACGCACGCCTTATACGTTGACACTCTTCAGCCACTTCGGCTCCGGGATGTCCACTAGGCGCGTGTTGGGATCCACCTTGGCCTCCCACCAGCCCTTGAGTTTCTCGCTGATGCCGGATGCCGAGATGACCTGGGGCTTGCTCACACACTTGGGCTTCCAATGCCCTGCCCAAGCATCCCAGTTGCAGAACACGGGGTTGTATCCCAGCCTTTGCGTTCCGACCAAGGAGAGATCCCGCGTCTGCGTCACGTCCTCGGTGGAGGCTTTGTCGGCGTGATACTTGTCCTTCCACTCATAGTAAAACCACGGCTTGTCGCTCTCGGTCTTGGGCTCCGTGAGGGCGAAGCACCGCATGTCGTACATGATCAGGCCGGTTGGAAGCGCAGCGCACTCTTGGATGCCGGCCAGTTTCACTGCGGTGTGCCGGTCGTACATCTCCAACTGGAAGTCCGGGTTCGGGTTTTCGCTGGCCCAGTTGTTCCAGCGGAAGACATACACGTTCTCCATCGGGGGAGGCCCGCAGTACGGTGCCCCGATGCACACCGGCCCCTTGGCGTAGTGGTTGACCAGGAAGTCGAAGCTGCTCTTAAAGAACGGCTGCGACCCAGGCTGCCCGCCCAGAATGTCGGGCTTCATGTCGCTGTCCACCATGACCAAGACATCAACCCCGTAGTCCCGTGCCATGAGGACGGCCCGGTTGCGTGTCATGGTGATCGGGGTATCGGCGAGGTTCCAGATTCGGATGCCGCCGATGCGCTCGTCCTTGTGGGCCTCAAGGACGGTGGGAATCATCCACTCCCGAATGTCCGGCACTTCGGAGGAGATTCCGCCGTTACCGCCGTAAGAGAACGTAACGATGCCGACCTGGAACTTCTGCTGCATATGTCACCTCGGGGGGTAGGTGGACAAGTTTACACTATTACGCGACGGCCCGCAACTAGTACATCTTCTGCATCATGCCGTACACCTGCCGATTGGCAGGCGTCATGCCGCGCATCCAAGACTTGTTGGCTGGCGATGCAATGTTCGCGGCGTGCTGCTGGCCCCAAGACTGGGCTGGCCCAGATGGCCGATTACCGCCCATAACGCGGCCTGGGCTGGCTATCGGGCCTCCGGTCCACGGACCCGTGAATTGATTCTTAGGAGCCGGAGCAGGGTTGCGCGGCATGGCCTGCGGCTGGCCTTGGCGCCATGCGTCGTATGCCCTTGCCTCCGCCTGATAGCCAAACATGGATCCATCGGATGACTGACCTACGACGGCCAACCGGGGACCAGACCCGACGCCCTGCTGATACTGACGATACGCATCGCTCTGCCGCCAATCGTCTACGCGGCTCCCGGGCGGCTGCGCCATCCCAGGCGTGGCTGGCGTAACGCCATACGGCGTGCCCTGCGACTGCGGCTGCGTTGGTTGAGCCATGCCAGGACGAAACGTGGATGGGATGGGGACGTTCTGGTACGGGTTCTGCCAGCCCTGATCGACCATGTTCCCGGCCTGTCGCCACATGTCATTGGGGCTGAACTGCGGCGTAGCCCCCGGGACACCGCTCGTCCCTGCGCCACCCATGTATCGACCGGCTTGGTCGTTGGCAGTCTGAATGAAGGCGTCCCTCTGCCGATAGAACTGATTTGGGTCCATCTGGCCCCACGGCGTATTCATGGTCTGCATGAACTGCGGGTTCCGATACGCCCCGGAGTCGATGTCGATCAGCCCTCGGCCTCCAGAAGACCCGCGGTACAGTGGGTTGGGCTGCATGGTGTCCGTGTACCGCATCTGCGACAAATCAGCGCCTTGGGCGTACATCAGCTTTCCTCCACTATGTCATCAACCCCAGTGCCGGTGTCTTGCAGCATCCGCAGCCGGAGCATGTCCAGATACGGGTTCTCGCCGCGCACCTCGGCTATGAGCTGACGCAGGTATTCCAGGTTTTGAATGGCCGGATCGTTCATTCCAGTTTCCAGAAAATGGAAAAGCCTCTGACCAAGTTGCCCTGGTCAGAGGCCCCCCCTAGCCCCAAACAGGGCATAAATCAATGGTTGGTGCTGATGAGCGCCAGGACGCTGGAGCCGGTGGTGGCACCGACACTGCACGCCCGACCGATCACGCCCAGGCTGTTGTTACCAGCAGCCGTGGTGGCGGCACCAACGGACGACGGCGTCACGCGGCCGGCAGTCGTCGCACCAGCCGTGACGGCCGTGATGCAAGACAGACGGTCACCAACAGCCACGTCCGCACCCGAGAGAGCAACGGCGACTTCGGTCGGCCCGGCCACGGTGAGCCAGAACACGTCCTTGTCAGCCACGCCCGCAGCAGGCAGGTACTCGTCCACCACGCCGACCCGCTCCTCGTTGGTCACGGCCGAATAGCCGTCAACGTGAGCGAAGGGCGCCACACCAGCGGTGTCGATGTCGAAGCGAGCGACCCGCTTCGGGAGCAGAGCAGCCCCCGAGACGTTCCGCACCGCCACGCACGTCTTCACCCGGTTCGACCGGACCTTGCCGGTGGTGGGATCAACGTCGGGGAAGTGCTTGACAGCACCGACCCAGTTCTTGCCATCCGAATCGGACGAGACGCCGAGCGTCTGACCAAGGGCGAACGGCGGATCAACAAGCAGACTCATGTTTCACTATCTCCTTGGTTTCAGACGTAGAGCTTGAAGAAGTTACGCGGGCTCTTGAACTTCAGGTTGCCCAGCGTCGACACCACGTAGCGGTACTGCTGCGTGATTTCGTCGTAGAACGGACCCTCGGAGGTCATCAACTGACCCTCCATGCAGAGAAGCTCAATGTTCCCGACCGCAAGACCGTAGCCCGTGCCAGCCGGAACACTCACCTCGCTGCCGACCTCCACGCCGTCGAACTCAAACACGTCCGTGAAGCCGTAGCTCCGCAGGCCGTTGGTCCGGCTGACGATGACACGCTCCTTGGAATCCAGCGTGTTGAGGAAGTCGATGTACAGCCGCCGGTCCAGGAGAACCATGTCGATCTGGTCTTCCTTGGTGTCGTTCCGGCGGGTCTGATGGATCGCCTCACGCAGAGCCTTGGCACAGTTGTCCTTCCACGTCGACGCACCGAAGTAGGAGCTGTCGGCGTTGACGATCACCGGGCTGAAGAAATCAAACTCGGCATCGACATCGCCGTCCGGCCACGTCGCCGACGCATCGCCCGACCCGCCGTACGCACCAAGGACGGTCGAAAGACCGGCGTAGGTGTCGCTCGGGTAGTAGAAGCGATCCGCCGTGTTGGCCGCGCGGGCCGTGGCACCAGCGGCACCTTCCTGAATCGTCTGGGTCGCACCCATGAACGACTCAATGCCGTGGAACCGCAGCTCGTTGCCGGTCGCGTAGCCGTCCTGCACCCACTCACGGGCCAGATACTGCTCCATCGAAGTCAGCAGACGGCTGGCCATCTTGCCGGCGACGTTGACCAGAGCCTGAGCGCTCCGGTTCTCCAACATCTCCTTCTTGTAGATGGCGTCCGTGACCTGCGCGCCACGGTACTCCAGCTCCGCCTTCTTCCACAGGTTCTCGCGGGCGAACGAACGAGGAGTCTCGCCGTTGTTCCCCGAGGGATTGTGGTTGCGGTACTGGATTTCCCAGTCGAAACCACGGCCGCTCATGTTGGTGCGGATCTGGCCCGCACCCTCAAGGGCAGCAAAGAACTTAAACTTGCGAAGCGAAGCGATCTCTTCCTCCCGAAGGTGGTTGACAATCGTCGTCGCAATGGAACGAGCCCAGTCGGTCGAACTGCTCATCAGATCACTCCATCGTTAACGAGTTGGCCGCGAAGCCTCTCTTCAAAAGACATCCGCTGGCGAGGTGCCCGCGGCTCAGTGGTTCCAGCACTACGGTTGGGGGTTCGGGTCGCACGTTCCCGAAGGAACTGCATGTTGCTCTCCGCTACGGGGTCCGAGGGCGGGGCAGCCGGCTCGGCATAACCCTGCCCCATTTGCGGCGGCATCTGCGGGGGCATCTGCTGCATCTGCTGATAGCGGACGTTCAGGAGATCACGCTGGAGCATGCCTGTCGCAAACTTCCAGCGCGCGTCGGGGGACTGAATGCCGAACTCGGCTGCCTGCTGGATGTACGCCTGGATCGCCTGCCCCTCACGGGACACGTTCCCCTGCTCGTCGTACAGCCAGTCAGCGTTCTGACGCTCCAGATCCTGCACGTAGTTCTTGGCTTGATACTGGCCGAGGTGCTGTTCGACCAGCTCCTTGGCCTTCTGCATCGCCACGTCTTCGATGAACGGCTTCAGCGTGTTCTCGGGATCCGTGACGAACTTGCGGGCGAAGTTGGCCGTGTAGTCCTGGTACTTCCGCAGGGCCTGCTGGGCCTCATACGGGGCGTTGGGGTCAATGACCTCTTTGCCCGTCTGCGGATCACGGATGATGTAGGACTTGTACGACTCCTCAACGGAAGGAGGACTCCACCACTTCGGCTTCTCGGCCGGCTTGGGCTGGGCAGCCTCACGCTGGGCGGCCTGCCACTTCTCATACTCCGCCTTGTTGCGGAGGTACTCATTGGCCTGCGGGATCAGGTTCTGGTACTGGGAGAGAACCCGCTGGCTTTCCAGGTAGCCCTGCTTGGAGCGGTACAGATCCTGGGCAATGGAGAGATCGTCTTGGCCGGCAAACTCTGGGAGATGGCGGAACGCTTCGTAGGGCGTGGAGAAGCCCTGCGACTGTTGCTCAACGGGAGCGGACGCCTCGGGGGCGGGTGCTTCTGCTACCGGCGCTTCGTTAACAATTTCGTCCGACATAAACCTCAGTGCCTCGGGGGAGTTGGCTCTGAAAGGTTTAATGCCGCTATAGGGGCGAAATTGTTACACCTACTGCTACTTACGAGCCGGTGGCCTCAAAAGACGAATGGCATCTTCGACGCCCATACGCAAACTGTCTGGCAACGCATCGTCTGCCGAGTGCGGAATGACGGCGCCGTCTATGGCCGCTAGATTACCATCAGGCATGATTCCAACATTGCCTGAGTGCGGGTCTGTCCATTGCATTCCGCGGGCGGCAAGCGAGCGTTGCACCGCGTCGGCCATATCCACCCAGCGCCCCTCCTCCGACAGGCCGCCAAGTCTTGACCGCACTTTGGAGTCCAGGACTTGCGCCGCGCGTGGCTGGAGTGCGACCAGAACTCCTGGGCCTATGCGGTCCTGTGCCCAATAGCCGGCAACACCATCGACGCCTGTCGGAAGAGAAAAACCACGCCCGGCCCCAGGAAGTTGAATCTTCAAAACATTCTCTGGGCCGCCGGACTTGGGCGGAGCCGAGAAGACAATGCTTTCCCGGCCACGGGCGATAGGGGGGCCAAGAATGGCGCCATGCCCACGGACGAACTCGTCTACCCCGTCCAATGTCGCTGCCGAGCGCGGCATCGTCAGCAGTTCGTTGGCGTAACCTGCAATAGGGCCCTCGGACCTAGAGATAGCGTCCAACGCCTCCCAAGCGCGCTCATACCTAGTCGCCGGAGCTGCGCCGCTGACGGCGCGCAGCATGTCCTCCCACTTCCCCATGCAGGACTAATGCCCGCTACTCGTCCTCCAGCCTGCGGCTCGCTTCACCGATGCCTACCCATGTTGCAGGCATGGCCATCTCTTGGCCGAATAGCCTGCCCGCTCGCAGTGCATGGGCTGCGCGGGCCGCTGGCGCTGCGGCTCTCAGTCCCTTGGAGAGATGGCGGATTGCGGCCGTGGCTCCGGTGACGGGGTCTGCGGCGGCCTCTAGCGCATAGCCGGCCATGTCGGTCTTCCAGTTGTCAGGGAAGTCAAAGTCTTCCTTCAGCACTTGCGGGCCTTCGACTATCCCGCGCTCTGGCAACTGTGGCAGGGCGGCACCGGGATTGCCTTTGGTCTTAAACATGAGCGTGTGGTTGAACGGGATCTTCCCGACCAAGGCCCGCTCCTGCGCCAACGCTTCGTTGGGATCCTTGCCTTGGAAAGCATTCCACAGACCGCCGGTTGCTTTGTTCGCAACGTACGGCGCCTCCTCGGCAGCCTTGTCCAAGTCCCACGCCGACCGGGCGGTATTGGCAGCCACGGAGAAAGGCACCTGCATGACATCAAAGGCGTTGCGGAGCGGCATCCCTGGAGAAAGCATGCCACGCTCCCGGTAGGGCGAGCGGTCGATGTCATCAAACTTCAGCTCTCGGCCGACCACATCCCGCATGTAGCCTTCGCCAGTCAGGCTGTTCCTGGCCGGCTCACGGTAGATCACCGCCTGGTTAAACCCCGGAGCGTCTTCTTCCTGGATCTTCTGCAACCGCTCCATCAGGGCGGCGTACTTGAGCTTCTGCTGGTACTCCTCATCGGTGAGGATCTGATGGCCCAAGACCCCGGGGTGGTTGGCCACCACGCTCAACATGGAGGGGTAGGGCTGACGAGGCATCTGCGACGTTTCGTCAACGGCCTGCTGGATACGGTCGTAGATGTCGGGCATTACTGATTCAGCCTGTCAATGAGGTCGTCTTGGGACATGATGCCAGTGGCTACGGCCGCGCCTACGCCACCTTCAATGAGACGGCGGCGCATTTCGTCGGACATGAGGTAGCGGCGAGGACGCATGTCTACGCCGCCTTCGGTTGCCACGGCCCGCTCGGCGGCTTTCCCGCGCACATCGCGGTAGGATGCTGCCACGCGGGCCTGCTCTTCGGCAAACCGCATCAATTGCGTCATAGCCTCGGCGGCACGCGGGCGAGCAACATCGATCTCTGCGCCGCGGGAAATCAAATCGTTCAGCATGCTTTCGTACAGTTCGTTCGCCTGCTTGGCCTGCCATGCGGGGCCCTCGGTGCGCATTGTGTGAGCAAGGGTGTCGAAGGCGTCCACTGGCGTAATCGCAAAAGCGGGCGCCTCACGCCGCAGGCCCTTGCGCGTATCCAAGATTAGGTTGATGGCCTCACCCGTTGGGTCGTTGTATCGCTTCAGCATCTCGTCCGCGGCATCGTCGTATGTCGGCGCCCTTGGTGGCGGCGCATCCTCCACCAACCCACCCATCTTCCGCCCCAGCCGCTCCAGCGCACCTGGGACAACCTTGCCGTAGAAGTGTTCGTAGTTGTCGATGTTGCCGCCGACCTTGTCGGCTATCGCCCGGGGAGAGGCGACTTCGATGGCGCGGTGGCCTTTGCGCGCGGCCTCTAGGGCAAGGCGTTTGATGAGGAGGTCGGACCAAGCGTCTTCTAGCGGGAACGGAAGGCCGCGACTTAGTCCAGTCACAACCCAGCCGCCCTGGTTTCCGCGCGCTATCTCAAAGCCGTCCTCGCGCATGCGTCGGATATAGCTCTCATCCGGCTCGCGCCTGTCCTTGGCCATGATCGTTTCGGCGTCTCGCCCAACAAAGCTGGCCTCGTCGCTGCCATTGCCAACCATTTCCCGCATCTTCCGGTTATGAATCCCCAGATCCGACTGGAGTTCATTGATCCGAAGGGCATCGCCGTGAGTGTCGAAGCGGGCGTGGGCGACGGCGTCTTGGTTTGCGCTAGTAGCTTGCGTGGCCGCCTGCCCCCAGTGGTTGTAATACTCTCCAGCACTCCTCGCCCCAGGCTGCGTCAGTAAGATTTCCGTGTAGTCCCTGCCGCCTTGGCCATAGTCTTGGTATTTGGGGTCGCCGTGAGCTATGCCGCGCCCGATAGCAGAGGCTTCGTCTTGGTAGTGCGGCAGGCCACCAAATGCGCCCGGGATGGTTTCCATTGGAGGAGTGTCTGCCAGCACCACCTCCTTGTGCGTATACACGGGGCTGCGCTCTTTGACAGCCTGGAGTAGTTCTTCCTTGGGGACAGCCGGGCGGCCACCGATCACGGAGTCCAGATCGACAGCCTTCAGCTCCCACCCCGGTACGCCGTCCTTGTAGCGTTTCAGCAGACCAGGGAGTTCCTGGACGCGGACGTTGTCCGGCATGGCCTCAATGGCGCGCTCCAGGCGGGAGTAGATTCCTGGGCCGGGGTTGTAGCCGAGCAATCCGGCGATAACACGGCCGGCTTCGTCAGGTTTGGCCATTGCTCACCAGGAGTAGTTGCAAGACCAGTAGCCGGCCTTGAGCTTGTCGTTCTTCTCGTCGCAGTTGTGGCGAGCCTTAAAGTTCTCCCTGCGGCCCTCATCCCCATGACCTGCGGAGGTATCGGAGCCTTCCTTGTAGTGGCCCATGGAGGCGTCCCCGAACCTTACGATTCGCTCAGTGTCGCCGACCTTGGCGCGGACGACGAACTTTTTGCCACCCTGCACGTCCTTCACGGGACGGTTGGGGAGGAGATTGCGGATCTTGTCACCCTCGCTGTCCACTGAGCTTCCTCCACTGCTTCTGGTCGGGGTAGTCCTTGTCGCCCGGCTTGGCGGGGGCCTCGCCCCGCTCACGCTTGGCGCGGATGCTCTCCCACAGACCACGCTTCAACTGCCGCACCTTGTCGCCTTCAGCGTCCACGGATGTCCTTCAGCAACTTGCGAATCTGGTCCCCGCCACAGTCAGTCTTCTTCATCTTCATCGAACAGGAAGAAGAACGGGTTCACATGCTGGCCAGGATCTGGCGGATCATCTCGCCTTCCTGTTCCTTGCGCTTGGCTTCCATCTGCATCCGAAGCAGTTCCTTCTGATGCTCCATGCGAGCCTGCTCCCGCATCTGTGCCACTCGGGAGTCATGCTCCGCCGAGAGGGCGTTCTGCACCTGATTGGCCATGCCGGCCAGATGCGAGCCCTGCTGCTGGGCATGAGCCTGGGCCATGTTATGGCCACCAATCGCAAAATCCATCCCGTCATTCCAGCCCATGTTTCCACCTCTCACAAAGTTGTTGGCCCGCCGCGGTTCCGGCCTTCCCAGGTCACGCAGCGCTCCCTCTTCGGGCTGCGCCAAGAACGGATTGCCTTCCCGCTCTTCCTCGGCTGGCCTGACTACATTCCGCCTTGGCCGACCGAAGTCACGTAACGCACCCTCTTCAGGTGGTTCCAGAAACGGACTGCCTGCTGCGTTTGCCATATCCCTACCTACAAGTGCCTTTCTTCTTGGCATTGCGTACCGCCAGCTTCACCAACTGCCTTGCTGCCAAAGGCACAAACGGCAGGAGGATCTTCTGTCGGGTGTGTTCTTCCTTTAACCATCCAACAATGGTTTCCAGATTGTTCAGGCACCATTGACATCCCTTGTCGTCCATGGTCTTGGCACGGGCGTTACATTTACAACCGGGCTTTGTAACAATCCTGAGATACCGTCGAAGGAGGGCTTTGAGTTCCGTGCCCGGCCCTTGGTCCCTTTGCGGATGGGGGCGCTTCTTGGGATAAGCCGGATGTAACTCATCGACCACAATCCGATCCCCGTCCTGGGACACAATACAGGCGCGGGCATCAGCGAATGTATAACCGCGCTCCAGGCAGCGGATCTCCAGATGTACCAGTCGGCACTCAATCATGGAAGCGGGTTGGCGCAGAGCGTGATTTCCAGCTCGGCGGCACAGTCCCAACAGGTATTGTTGGCATTACACCCGGCCTCGGTAAGCTGGTAGCAGGCTATAGCCTCCACGCCGACAGCGCAGCCGGAGCTTGGACCAACCGTGTAAGGATCGCCACCGGGTGGGGCATCGCACTCCGTAAGTTCATAGGAGTGTTCGTATGTGACATCCGACGCACACTCCTCGCAATCATCCACAATCCGGTATCGGTCGTACCATTGCGAGTGGTAGGCCGTGCGACCTGACTCAAGGCTGCACGGGTCGGCCCAGCCACAGTTGATCGAATACTCGCCGAAGTCGTACTGGCTGCCATCTGGTGTTGACCCAGCGCACCCGACAGAGGCACCCTCGTCTGGCTCGGTCGGTATTAAAGCCCCTTCAACGCAGACCACGCCTTCTGGCTGAGTGGCTGGGATTGGGTCTGGAGATGGGTAGTTGGCTGTATCCGCTGGAGGATAGGAGAACGAGTAGTAGCTGTGGACCCGCTCATGGCACACAAAGCGATAGGTGCAGCAGAAGCAGGCAGCGTCACAGACCTTGGCTGGGTGCCACACACCATCCACCGCCTCACACTCCGCCCGCGTGGTCTTGGTGAGGTCCGGCACACCGTCCACACAACAACAGCCGGAACAGCACGGGCAGACCATAGGAAGGCTCCAGAGGGCGACTCCACTAGACAAGTGTCCACGGGCGTCAGGAGAGCCGAAGGGCGTTAAAACGCACGCCAGGGGCTGTGGCGACACATGGAGGGAAGTGGTGGTGG